TCACTTCTATCATATACGATGATACTATTTTGGTGCTGAATAAGTCTATGCATGGTTCTAATAGGGGCCTGGTATATTGTTAATACGTTGATTATCTATAAGAAAACACTCCTCAAGTAAATATATTACTAATTTTGGGATGCAAGATAGTAAGGTAAACTTACTAAAAGGGGAAAGAGTTCAGAAAGCAGTGGATTTAATTACGAAGAATTCCTATAATCAATCATCAACAGGAGAAAAGCGATGTTTGTACGTGAAAAGGGTTATTCTTTGGATGGTTCGTCTCTTTGGTTCCCTCTGCCAGGGCTGACGAATGCTAGGGTGAAGGAACTTTTTGGAACTGGGCTCTCCCGCCAAGATCTCGAAAAGTACTCTGATTCGATCGTGATTCGTAGTGAAATGACGAACAATCTGTATTCGCTGTACAAATGCTATGGAACGTGGAGGATCGGCAAGATGGCCGGCGTCACGCCTATCCAGGCTGAATTCGATGCAAAAGAGTTGGGAAAGTTGTTGACTTAATTACGCCGTTTGACTATAATTGGATATCAACAGAGGAAACAACGAATGAGCAACATCACTTTTGAAGACGGTAAGTACGTAGGTCGCATCGATGGTAAGGTCGTGGTTCGTAGCACTAGCAAGTACTATGTTCAGAAGCGTGTAGAGGGCGTTCCTTCTACCTCGTTCGTTGCGCCGGTGGAGGCTACTCCTGCCGTTGAGTTCCCTATCAACCAGCGTTTCGAATTTGTGTTCGATCTGGTGACGATGGTGGCTACGGGTGCTACTGCATCGGCTATCATTACCGGTGAGGGCGGATTGGGCAAGACCCATACCGTGGTGCAGGCATTGCAAGCCGCCGGTCTTCGTGATATCTCTGAGGTGCCAGCTGGTGAGGTTGTGCCTCCTAAGTCGACGTATCGCCTGGTGAAGGGCTTCTCTACTGCCAAGGGTCTGTATCGCATCTTGGCTGAGAATGCTAATTCGGTGATCGTGTTCGATGATTGCGATAGCGTTTTGAAAGATGATAATGCTCTGAACATCCTCAAGGGTGCTTTAGATACGTATGGTAAGCGCTTCATCTCCTGGAACTCTTCGCGCGATGATGACGATATCCCTCGCTTCTTCCAATTCAAGGGTGGCATTGTTTTCATCTCCAACAAGACGCTTCCTTCGATCGATCAGGCTGTTCGTTCGCGTGCTATGTGTGTGGACCTGTCTATGACCCTGGATCAGAAGATTGAGCGTATGGCGATGATTATGCGTGAAGATAGCTTCATGCCCGAGGCATCGATGGAATGCAAGCAAGCATCGCTGGATTTAATTAACAGCCTTAAGGAGAAATCTAAAGAGGTGTCTATGCGTACGCTCATCAAGACGACGAAGATTGCAATGGCCGGACGTCCTAACTGGAAGTCTTTGGCCGAATACATGCTCCTTCAGGGTTGATTTAATTACGCCGTTTGACTATAATTGGATATCAACAGGAGAACACGATATGAGCCACACAGTACAGCCTTATGACATCAACGAAATCGGTAGCTCTGGCTACGGACGGATCACAGCAAAGATCCAGGGCTACTGGTCTAGCGATCCTATCACGCTGTATGTTCAGCGTAATAACTACGGATCTGATGAAGGTTGGAAGACGTCTCTATCTCATAGCTCCGGTGGGCGTGATTCAAAGGAAGTGGTTTCGGACATGGAAGCCGCACGCAACTTTGCCAGCGCCATGATTGCACTGGCCGATATTGGTGAGACGTTGATTGCCGAGCATGGCGTGGCCCTTGAGGCTGCATATGAGGCTGAACGTGCCCGGCGCCTGGCGGTGGAAGAGGCGGAGAAGGCTGCCAAGGTTGCTGCGATTGAAGCCGATCCAGCCATTGGTCTGGCTGTTGCAGCTGGCATTGTGGCGGAGATGGCGGCATCAGCTGCTAACACATATGCAGTGACTCGTGTGTTCCGTAAGCGTGGATCTAAGGTGACTTCCAATGTCGTGGCACGATGCAACTACAAGACCCGCTTCACCGTCAACGGATGCACAGTCTCTAAGAAGGAAGCCATCGAATACATCGCCTCCTACGCCGAACTAGTGGAACAAAAGGGTTGATTTAATTACGGGTGCCGACTATAATTGGATATCAACAGGAGAATACGATATGAACTTAGAAATCGGCACCCAGATCCAATACACATGCGCCCTCGGAACCCTGAAGGCTGTTGTCGCCGGCATCAAGATTGCCCCTACTGCAAAGAAGGGTTTTCTGAACACCTGGATCACCCTGGATCTGCCAGTACAGGAAGGCATTGAGCGTGCTCACAAGACTATGATCCCAGGTAACGATGGTGCCCTGAAGATGTTCAAGGTCGAGGTGATTGCATAAAAGGGTTGACTTAATTACGCCGTTTGACTATAATAACGTATGTTCAGTAAGAAAGGTAACGAAATGCAAGCACAAGTTGGATCTGTCGTTAAGACGTTTGATTTCCCCGGCCACACCGATTGCTACATGGTCGGACTGGTAACCAAAGTGGAACGGGATATGTTGCATTTGATCACGGTCAAACGTGTGATGCAGGGTAAGGAGCTGGCAGCACCTGCCACCTATCAGACCCCGGTGCAGGGTGCCTCGTTCATGGATGCATCTTTCGAACGCGTGGTGGTGCTAGCATGAGCGCTATGAAGCACATCTACTCGTTGATCCAGGAGCAGTACCTGGATGGTGATGATCTTGATGACATCGCCTATGAGGCAGCCGAACGCCTGAACATAGATCCAGAAGATGCCATGGCACTGGTGCTGGACTTGGTTGAGGTGCTGAAAGAGGAGTTGATTTAATTACGTGATTTTCCTATAATTGGATATCAACAGGAGAACACGATATGACATTCAAAGAATTCATCCAAGGCACTGCCGTAGGCATGCTGTTTGCTAGCCCCCTAATCATCGAAATCATCAAGGATCTCTGCAAATGAACACCGTAGCTTCTTACAACGCTTTTGCCCGTATGGCCACTTCCCTGGAAATCATGGGTTACAGGGACCACGATGCTGTGATCTCCTCGGCAGACGCCGGCCGTGATGCCTTCACCTCCATGGTATATGACCTGGACTACATGGGTCGGATCTCCCGTGAGGTCACCGAGTACGAGCTCTTTAACAGCCAGGGGTGCGAATTCGGTTGATTTAATTACGGGTATTGCCTATAATTGGATATCAACAGGAGAACACTATATGACACACTACGGAATGTTTACTGATATGGGCAACAGCTTGATAGCCCGCGTTGTTATGACAGCACGTCAGTTTGCACTCAGCGAGGCCTCTGTACGCGCCATGCTGGAGGCGATTGCAAAGGATGAGACGTATAGTGAGGCGACTGATACCGCCGTTCGCGAAAGTGTGCTGGCCGATCTCCGCTCACCCCGTCAACTGTAAGGAACACAATATGAATAACCCTATCCCACGCTGTGGTCTGTTTGCAACACGTACCCTGGAGGCTATACAGGCCGATATAGAAGGTCTGCCGCCCACCCAGAAGGCACTGGTATACCAGTACGTGATGGCCACACTCAATGCCTGTCATGCCCTGGTGAAGGAAGAGATCGCCTTGGAGTTGACTTAATTACGTAATCTGGTTATAATCACTTGTGGTTGTTAAAAAGGATACACATTATGACTGACACTATGACGCGCCAAGAAGAACTGCAATGCATTTTCTGGGATATGTACAAAGACGCCTACGGTGTCCGTCCCCGTGGCATTGATACGTCCACCTGGGACGAGGCTACCTTTAACGCCGAGTTTGACTACCTGGTGGAATTGATTGGCAAGAACGAGCAGGCGCGCCAGATCGCCGAGCAAGAGGCCGCCCATGCCTTTGAGATGCGTGTGCAATCCATCATGATGTGTGGTGCCAAGGATCGTGCCATGGCCCTACGTTGGATCCATGAGGCCGAAGGCTCTGACGGTGATGACGAGTTCCTGTGCTATCTGGTTGGCCTGCCCTATCGTTACTTTGCCAAGGAGGCTGTATGACTGATCGTACTATGCGAGTGATCCCCAGCGTGGGTGAAGCAGGCTTGGACCCAGAAGCCAGTTCGGGCAACGGGCAGTTCTATGTCCGTCTCTACGATGGATCCTACGATATGTGTGGCTATGACACCATCGAAGAAGCCTGGGAAGAACTCATTGCCATGGCCGGTTGATTTAATTACGGGGTTATTCTATAATTGGACATCTACTAAGGAATCACAATGAACTACTTTTTTAATGATACGCCCGTTACTGAGGCCGAATACAATAAGCTTATCACCGAGGCGGTAGAGGCGGCCGAAGTCCTGGAGCATGCAAAGGCGGCTGCATTGGCTGTTGCCAAGGCCGAAAAGGCGGCTTTGCCTAAGAAGGTGGCAAAGGCCAAGGTTATTAAGGCTCCTAAGGGTCCTAAGAAGATGGCAACCCCTGAGGTCAAGCTTGGTTCTAAGACCGATACCGCCCGTAACCTGATGCTTGGTGTTGGTGTGGAGAACAAAGCCGCATGCATCTTGGCTATCATGGAAGGCCTGGAAGTGACTAAGGGTAACGCCTCCTGCTACTACGCCAACGTGATGAAGAAGCTGGGATGATGATGACCCCTGAAGACGTATGGGACGAACTTGTGGCCATGTTCGGTGATCGCCTGCCGGATATGGACCGCGAACCCATTCGCTTTGCCTACTACGTCAAACTGTACCTATACCAAAAAAGATTGAATAATGCTAACCCGTCCTAAAGAACACGAATATGTGAGTCATGTGGCCTATACGCGTGCTTTGGAAGAATACTGTGATGCACTAGAAAAGGAGAAAACCAATGGATGAAACACCGAATGCAGCTGCATTCGCCAATGCAGGCTACGCCATCTACAACCATCCTAAACCAGCCGGATGCTGGGTGCTATACGAACAGGCGCCTGTTAAGACGTCATTCTCCATGTACTACAAGCCTACAGACGAACAGATCAAAAACACCGAGGAACTCCTTGGATGGACCTGGGAGGATGCATGATGGCCGAACCCCGCCGTATCACCAAACCCGAACGTGTCTATGAATACATGCTGACTGGGGAATGGGCATATGCCGACTTCACCCAGTGGCTAGGTGAATTCGTGGAGGCATCCCAGGACAAGGCCTATCATGCCGGCCTACAGTGTGGTATAGAGGTCGAAAAAGAACGGGTCTCCCAGGCGAAAAAACAGTTGACTTAATTACGTCATTCTCCTATAATTGGATATCAACAGGAGAAAACGACTTATGACTAACTTGAATACCTACGTAGACCGCATCAACAAATTCGCCCGCATCTTTGGCAAGCGCCAGCTGACCCTGGACTCTGCTGCAGACCGCAAGCAAATTGCCGAAGGCCTGGAAGGTGATCTGAGCCCCGAGAACCTGACATGCGATGGCGAACTGTCTGCCTCCCAGGTCCGCCAGCGGGCCAAGTTTCTGAACGCATGCATCAAAGAACTGGCGGCTATCAAATGAACAAACAAACCAAAAAACTTTATGCCCAGGCTGACAAGTTTGCCAAAGAAAATTGCACACAAAACATTGCTGCTCCAGGCAACAACTACTTTGAATTGTTTCACGAAAAGTTCGCCCAGTTGATTGTGCAGGAATGTGCTCATGTGGCATGGCGCTTTTCACCAGATACAGAGGAACTGGAATACAGTCACTTGATTAAAGATAAGATTTTGGCGCACTTTGGAGTTGAAGAATGAACGAACGAATTAAAGAACTTGCGGGCCAGGCTACGACCATTGAAGAGCATGGTTGGGGGGCTAGCTATGAACATTTTGATAAAGAAAAGTTCGCCCAGTTGATTGTGCGGGAATGTGCTGAGATTGCTGATACAGAGAGACCCAATTCAGTTGGTTGTGGATATATTACCAAAACAAACGGTATGAGAATCAAAGAACATTTTGGAGTTGAAGAATGAATGAACGAATTCAACTGCATAAAACGGTGTACAATAAATCGTCTATTTGATATAATAGACTCATTGATTAAGATATGGACTTGCAATGTTTTTGATAGGATTGGTACTAGGAATCGTGTTGGTGCTTATCTCGCCATACTTGTAATAACACAAACTCAATACCTTGGATGAACACTATGACACGTACTGAACAGCAAGAAGAGATCGATGTAAAGTACAACGAACTGTGCTCTGCGTTGACTGCCTTTGATTACAAACTTAGGGAGTTAACTCGTTTGGTAGATCTTAATGAGATCAAGGACATCTACCTTAGGACTACAGGTGTGCATGACCTTTTGCAAGAGATCGATGAAGTACTGGAGAAATAATATGATTGTTTGGAATGTTCAAGTATACCGGGTCAGTCCTGAGACTGCCCGCCCCGACTTCTACAAGGTGCTGAGCGAGCGAGAGTTCGAAGTTGAAGATGAGGCATATGGATATGCGGCAGTTTACAATCGACAGCACTACTACAATTACCCAGATACTCCTGCAGGTTTTGCCTTTGTGACTGGACAGATCGACACTGAGACCGGAGAGAACCTATGAACGAACGAATTAAAGAACTTGCAGGCCAGGCTACTACCATCGAGTATGGTGTGGATAATGGCTTTGACTGTGTGACCTTTGACAAAGAAAAGTTCGCCGAGTTGATTGTAGCCGAATGTCTGAAGAAGGTGGAAGAAGAATATAAGCCTGTACTAGAGGATAAAGAAATGATGAAGGACCCACATTGGGATGGCTATGTTCAGTGTGGTGTTGATTCATATGTAGCGATAAGAGAACACTTCTACTGAGTTAAAGAATGAACTTCTTCTGGGGATTCCTAGTGGGCTACATTGTTGGGGTGCTGTATATGTGTTACCGGTCTAATGAAGATCAGAGAAATAACAGTTGACTTAATTACGCCGTTTGACTATAATAGGACATACAAAGGAAGCACGCACATACCGCCGGTCGTATCACACTGAGTAATCGGGGTGCCGGAGATAGTCTCATGGAGACTGAAGGGATGCTAGTGTAGAACCTGTGCACGGGCCGATTGCTAGAGTGTGCTTCCTGCGTATACCTAATTTTGTTTGGAGATTAATATGACTGAACTAGAAATATTGCAGGCGAAAGCTAAGGAGATCCTGGAAAGCTGTGCCCATTGGAAGTCGTGCCAGGACGGCTCCTATGAGATGGCCCTTCATTATGCAGGGTATGATGCACTGTGCAAGCAGATATGGGAACACAAGAATGAAAATACACATTAAAGGAAGTAAGATGAATAACCGTATCAAAGAACTTGCTGCTAAAGCCGGATTTATTTTCTGGGAAGATGAGTCATGGAGACCTGAAGGACAACTTATAGACTGGTCATCAGATTATGATAGTGCATTGGAGCACTTTGCTGAGTTACTTAAGGAAGAGTATGAAGTGTGATGTATGCGGACTTGATGATAAAAATGCCAAAGACTGGTCTCACGTCTGCGCCTTTGAAATAAAAACTGATGATGGTCTTGAAGAATTTGATCGTCACGAAGAGCTGATGGCTAAAGAAATCCTTGATGATCGGCCATTAGTTAATCTTACTGATCGGGAGCTATACGAGGCAATATTACTTCGTGGCTCAAAGCAAATATATGATGAGTTCCTATTCCAGAACACCAGCCTGCAAGGCCGAGGCGAAGTTCAGTTACGGCAATGGGCTAGAGATTTACGGGATTTCTTTTATCATGAATTTGTACGTAAGAATGAAAACGTAAAGGATAAAATATGAACAAAAAACTTGATACTGAGCTGTGTACCAAGTATCCAAAACTATTTGTAAACAGGCATGCAGATATGAAAGTTACGGCTATGTGCTGGGGATTCTCATGCGGAGACGGATGGTATAATATTATCAACCACCTGTGTAGCAATATTCAGCATCACCTAGATTGGGTTAATAAAAAAGAAGTAAAGGTAGCCCAGGTAGAAGTAAGTCAGGTTAAAGAAAAGTTCGGCACCCTTCGGTTTTACTATACTGGCGGTGATGATTATATTAACGGTATGGTGGCTATGGCTGAAAGTATGAGTTCAGTGACCTGTGAAGAATGCGGTGCACCTGGTAAGACCAGTCGTAGGGGGTGGATGGTTACGTTGTGTGATGAGCATGCAGCTGCTCGGGAAGCTGCGCTTCCTGCACGTGCTGATACTAATGTTTAATATTAAAGAAGGAAGTGTTATGCCGTATTTAATTGCGTTTGGCGGGCTTATGACCATAGTATTGATAGTAGGGTTTATTTTAGCATATCCTATCATGCTGTTATGGAACGGATGCCTAGTTCCAGCTATTCCATCCATCCAGGAAATTGGATGGCTTCAGGCCTGGGGTATTCAAGTACTTTTTTCAGTCCTGTTCAAGACAACCGTGTCCACTAAAAAGGAAGACTGAAATGACTTTAGAGGAATACGTTGCTGAATTAACTTTTGCTGTTGACGCCAGACTGATCGAAGAAACTAAAGACTGGTCTACTGAGAATAAAATGTATGTGTACTTGCACAACATCCAACTTAGCTTTATGTCGCTGTATATGGATCGGCTACTTGACTCACAAGTACCAATTAAAGAATGAATACTTTAATTAAATCTATGGCACTACAATCCGGTGTCGCCCATGAACAGAACCTGGGTGTGTATAAGTTTTATGAAAGTGAGCTTGAAGCGTTTGTAAAGAGTATAGTTATGGAATGCATTCATATTAGCAACACTATTGATGCTGCTTATGGAGCACCCTCTACTACCGGGCAAATGTTAAAAACACATTTTGATATTGATAAGCTACCCACCAGGTACATAGAACCCTAACCTGCCCATTCCTGTTTCATTATCATTATCAGGAATGCGTACATAATTAGGAAAAGGCGGCTTTTGATCTACTGACCATATTGGCCAAAAATCATCATGCATTACTGGATCGGGGTTAGGTCGTAAATGCACCTCAATTACCTTACCACCAATGACTTCAATGTTAATATGGTTAGCCTCTACATTCTTTAAAACATCAGGTACAGGGTAATGGTAATCCACCCTTGTCCAGCGTACAAAGTGTATAAGGTCTTCATGAACATTTTTACCTTCAAAAGTTGCATCTTGGTACCATACATTATCCCTTCGAATGTAGTCAATTGTAATATGTTTTCCTTCGAAAACCTCACAATAAAATAATCCCGAATTAACCTTTTCACCCTTTTCAAAATATCTTATAACCGCGTCCCTACCCATACCTTTGAGGTTTGTTATTGGTCGTACTATCCATAAACCATTTTCTGGTATTTCGGTATCCCCGCACCTGTAACCTAACGACCTGGAAAGTCGTAATTTATCGTATAGATGGCTATCGTATGGAAAAGCTTCAAACGCTTGTATGTCGGTTTTTATCATTTAAGTATTTATAAGTGTTGCTTTAATTTTCATTTGTGACTATAATCAGTTATGAGGTAAAGAATTCTATGCCAGGATTTAACAGTAAACGCCGTATGGCGGAGGACAAAATGGACTACGATCAATTCTACCAACATGAGCGTACAAAGCTGATGGGTATTATGAAAGATCAGCTCGAACAACTTGGTTTTGTGTATAATCAAGACTTTTGGAAAGATTATAACAACAAGGCTCTCAAACAGAGCGTTGCATGGAATTACAAACTTATTGAACAGGAGAAAACCTTAAATGCGTAAACTGGCTACAATTCGAACAATTGATGCACTGTGTCCTATTGAGGGTGCGGATGCAATCGAAGCTGCCGTTGTAGGTGGCTGGACCTGTGTGGTAAAAAAGGGTGAGTACAAAGTCGGTAACCGTGCTGTCTATTGCGAGATTGATTCATGGATTCCGTATGAGTTAGCACCATTCCTATCTAAGGGAAAAGAGCCTCGCGAGTTTGAAGGCATCAAAGGCGAACGTCTGCGCACGATCAAGTTACGCGGTCAGCTGTCTCAGGGTCTGTTGCTTAACCTGGATCAAGCTATTCCTCAAACCAATTCGTTTGTCGAAGGTGAAGATGTGTCTGAGCTACTTGGAATTATCAAGTGGGAGAAGCCAATGAATGCCCAGTTGGCTGGAATGGCTAAGGGCAATTTTCCTTCACTGATTCCTAAGACTGATCAAGAACGTGTCCAGAACCTGAAGAAGGAAATTGCTGACGCTACTGGCCTTTATTTTGAGGTATCAGAGAAGCTGGAAGGCTCTTCAATGACTGTATACCAGATCAAAGGCGAGTTTGGTGTTTGTTCTCGCAACCTTGACCTTAAGGAAACAGAAGGCAATGCATTCTGGGCTACTGCCCGCCGCGATGATATTGAGGCAAAGATGAAGGTTGTAAATGAGCACTGGGACTTTGCAATTCAGGGTGAGTTGATTGGACCTGGAATTCAGGGCAATATCTACAAACTATCACATCCTATGTTCTGTGTATTTGATGTGTATGACATTCAAGATGGATCTTACCTGGATCCAGATACTCGTCGTGCTTTGATTGCAAAAATGGATCTGAACCACGTACCTGTGCTTTTGATTGATAAAGACCTTGGTGTGGGTTCTGTTGAAGAAATTTTGCAGTGGGCCGAAGGTGCATCAAAACTAAACGAAAAGCAAGAGCGTGAAGGTATTGTGTTCAAAGAAGCTAACGGTGGAATGTCTTTCAAGGCAATCTCTAACAAGTATCTACTAGGAGAAAAGTAAAATGATTGGTATGGCTGTTATTTTTTCAGTACTAGCTGTTGGCATCGCGTTCTTGTATAATGCGTGGTCGGAGGCAGGTAAGGAAGAACGTGCTTTTGTTTTAATAGCAATGTTTAAGGCTACTGTGTTCGCATCCATTGCGTTCGCAATTTTGTTTGTTATTGTTAATGTTTTTTAAAGGAAATTTGAAATGAAACGTATTTTGACTCTTTGTATTTTTATCGCTGCTGTTTTGGCTGCAGGATGTACTCGTATTGAGACTGGTCAGGTTGGTGTTCGTGTTGGTTTTGATAAGCAAGTACAGAGTGGAGAGCTACTGCCTGGTTCTTTTAACCAATCCATTATTGGTGAGGTGATGACGTTCCCAATTAAGGATGTTAATGTGGTGCTGGAGAATATGACTCCTGTTGCCAAAGACAACAGTACCATGAAGGACTTTGATGCTGTGGTTGTCTACAACATCAACCCACAGCAAGTAGCTGAGTTGTATTCAACAAAGAACAAAAGCTTCCACGCCGAGTTCAAGGGTGATACTTATGTGATGTACAACTACATCGTGCAGAATGCCCGTAACGCCATCTACAAGGCTGCTCGTAAGCATGAGGCTCTGGATATGGCAGACGCTCGCAGTGACATGGAAACCTTTATCAAGGAAGAAATTGTTCGCAATCTAACTGAAGAAAAACTAGACGGTAGTATTACTATCAGTCAGGTGTTGATTCGTAACATTGTTCCTGCAGATTCAGTTGTGGCAAGTGCTAACGAATTGGTTAAATCGAAGAACGAACTAAAGCAGAAAGAAATTGAAGTTAAGACTGCTGAAGCCGAGTCTCGTCGTATGGCAGCACTGGCTAATAACTCCGGTAGTTCTATTGCATTCATGCAAGCCCAGGCCATGTTAAACATCTCTGAAGGTATCAAGACAGGTAAAGTACAAACCATTGTTGTCCCATCTAACTTTAATGCACTGATGATGAAGTAGATTGGGAAGTAAGCGGAGAAACTGAATGAATATTTCAAAGATTAAAACTAACGTGCGTGTATCAAGCATTGTTGCAATCGACCTGTCTGCTGATGAGTGGGGGCTGGATACTAAGCATACTCCTCGTGCAGTTATTGACAAGGTTGCAACCTTTCTAAACAAAAGGTTCAATCGTGGATATAACATTGGACTGACCGACAATGAACTAGTCGAATCGATGTATGAGCTAATGGATAGCTTTAAGATTTACGGTGCAAACCACCCTGAGCCTAACGAGGTGTTAAAGAACTTAATGTATAGCGTGTATAGAAAGTAATCTTTATCCCCAGTAATTTCCAGCTGTGTAATGGCTATAATCATTTAATGACCCTGGGTAACTATTTTGGTTTACCGGATTCCGGGCGTAAGACCCATCTGTGGTAACATTATACAAAGTACCGTTCTGCGCTGTCCCAGTAATATTTATCCCATTTATTAAATCAGTCAATACATATGTGTAAAAAGTAGCCCAGGCTGGAAATGATTGTAAAACTTCCGTAAAATGAATCACCCCATCATAACCGGGTATATATTCATATGCGTCACCTGCATCAGCTGTACCAGTTTGCCCTACTAATTCACGCAGACCGGGGTTAGTAGGTTGAGGTGTAAGAGAGTATAATTTATCTCTTTGAAATATAGTACTATGACGGATCTGTGCAGTGGTAGATCCTGTATGCGCGCACGGGAACGCGGTTATACTATTACCTTGCGAGTCAAAAACTACTCTACATCTCGATGGGTAAGCACTATTGTTTTCAAATAATGACATCCGCACATTGTTTGAGGCGTTATAGAGATCTAAAGTTCGTAGACGCAACATGTTTCCATTTAAGTCAAATATTGCAAGAGTACCTCTGGAAGACGCAGTCGTACCATTAACATACAAAACTCCCTCGGCTGAATTAAAAGTAATACCTATAAAATTATTGGATAGAGTTGTACCGCCAACAGCCAATGATTTTGCCCACAATACTACAGCCGAGTCACCGTCTATTTTCATAATAAACGCTTGGGTTTGGCCTCCAGAAGTCGCAGATCGGAATCCACATGCGTATATGTTACCAGCAGCATCATATGTTACACCGTACAATATGCCTTGAGACGTAGCACCGTCCGGCCAAGTAATAGATCTATACCAAACGCCATTACCACTTAAGTCCGAGACAACAATTAGCGGATTAGCGGCTGTAGAGGGGTATTGAGAATACCCTACAGAAGCCATTCTAGTACCGGTACTATTAAATGCTGTTTGATGAAATCTTTGTGTTGTGCCGCCTGAGATTCCGCCAAAACCTAAAAAAACATTTGTAGTTAAATTAGAGTTTAACTTCACCAACATACCTTCATATCCTAGATCGCCATACCCCTGAAACTGGGCACCGGTTATATAAATCCCACCATCAGGACCTATTGCTATATGAGCCGGTATATCTGGCTGTGCATTTGTAATCGTAAGTTCGCGTTGGTCTAATAAAATACCATCTGAAGATCTAATGACAAGTAGGTGCATATAGGCCCCAAAATGTTGTCTAACCAATACATATAAAGTAGATTGATCACTGGATATAGCAATACTTGTACAGTAAGAACTTAACGTGCTTCCGGTCCCGTAGGCGCCGGGCGTCGCACCAGGCGTATAGGACTTATTCCAAACTATATTTGTTCCAGCTGCAGTAGTATTTATTTTTTGTAACGTAGCGACAGAGCTCACACTGGTGGAGGTAATAGCTCTATTAGTATTATGTCCTACTGCGTAAATAGAATTTTGTGAGTTATCAACAACAAAATCCGCAGTAGTTATGCTATGATTGGCCTGTGTGCCGTTCAGTCTTATGTGTCTAGGCAATCCAGATCTTCCATACCCAGAACTCATTGATATTTGCGACGCATTAGTAGTTGCACCGTTAACATAGCGAAAGTAGCTATTATTCATATTTCGCTCTAAATAAAAATTATTTGGATTTGTGATATTAGCATTCTGAGCGCCAGCTACATATCCTGTTAATCTGTACAGCAGTTCTCTGTTATATTGCCCAATACTGATCGCACCTGATGCTGGTAATGCCATAAAATTGTCCTTGTTGTTAACCTATATTTATACGTCCAGTTGATTTCTTTTTAGTAACACAATACAATACCTTATGCTTAACATTACTAAACCTATCCTTTACATGCTCATCGGGGTACCTGGTTCTGGAAAGAGCACCTGGATATCCAATCAGTTATGGACTTGCGACTGTGCATATGTATCCACTGACACCCACGTAGAAGAGTATGCCCGTATTGAACTTAAGACATACAGTGAGGTATTTGAATACTTTATGCCTACTGCTGTTAAGTTAATGTTGAATGATGTAATTAAGGCTAGGAAAGCTGGTAAGGACATTATCTGGGATCAGACTAGTACAACCATAACATCACGGGCGAAAAAGTTTCATATGTTGCCGGAATATTATACAATTGCGGTGGTGTTTAGAACACCGGCCAGGGATGAGTTAGATGTTAGACTTAGTGGGCGCCTTGGCAAGCATATTCCTAAAAACGTTATTGATTCAATGATTGATAAATGGGAAGAGCCAACCCTGGAAGAAGGTTTCGATGAAATTTGGTATGCTGTTTAAATTATAGGAGATTTATTATGCGTGAAAAACGTGAACGTATTATTAAGCCATTTACCAACAAGTTTGGTCAAGTGATTGAACCAGGCATGTCTGTGTTTGTTGTTACCACTTGTACACACCAGACACATATTACTAAAGGTGAGTATGTTGGTTATATCGAGCGAGATGCGCATGGTAAGATGGAACCATTTGTGCAGGTGCTAGTTGAGTATGATAAAGCATATTATGTGTACAAAGACATACAGGAGCGTGTTAACTGGAAGACATTTAGCTCGAATCGTGATTGCGAATGGAGATCAGAGAAAGCTCATCGCATCACAACACTAAATTACAATCGCATCCTCCGTGCTGACTCTTCAGAATGTTTACGGTGACTCTTGACTGATTGGTTGTTTGTATTTGCATCTGTGTTTATGCTAGATGTTCTATATACGTATTACCTTAAAGCAGTACAAGACAGTAAGCCACTGACTGCAAGTGGTCTAGCGTCAATCGTTTACGTGTTGGCCTGCGTTGTCGTTATCAACTATACAACGGATAATTGGTTACTGATACCAGCAGCACTTGGTGCATTTTGTGGTACATACGTAGGTATAAGGATTAAAAAGAATGGTCAAACGTGATATTGATACAGAAGAACAATGTAACCTATTCAATGAATGGACAAAGCTGACTGCTGACTTCTATGATAGGCAAAGACATCACAGTGGTGCTGTTGGTTATGATGAAATAGAATGGGAAGCATTCCAAGAAGGCTGGAACGCTGCCAAGAAGCACTTTGGAGTAGAGGGATGAATGAACAAGACATCGTTGAGCGATTGCGGATTCGTGCAGAGATTCGTAGACAGATCCCAGGCCGTAAGAGTGTACAGGAAGGCAAGTCTGATCGGATTGCTGACCTACTTGAGGAAGCTGCACACGAGATAGAAAGGCTCCAGAAAAAGATAGATACAATGACTCTATCACAAAAGGAGAATCCGGATGACCAATCCGACATATCGATCAATATTCGTAAGTGATGTTCACCTCGGAACAAAAGACAGTCAAGCTGACAAACTAAACAACTTCCTCAAGCACAATACATGCGAGACTCTTTACCTCGTTGGAGATATCATAGATGCATGGAGAATACAGCAGAACAGATGGCGCTGGAAGCAGAGTCATACTAATGTTGTTCGACGTGTTCTAGGCCACGCAAAACGTGGAACAAGAGTAGTTTATGTAGCAGGCAACCACGATGAGTTCCTACGCCCAATGATTCCATATGGGTTTACATTTGGTCTAGTGGAAATACATAACCAAATAGAACACATTGGTGCTGATGGAAAGCATTACCTCGTTGTGCATGGTGATATGTTTGACGGTATTACCAGACTCGCACCATGGCTGGGATTCCTTGGTGATCGTGCATATGATTTAATACTTACCCTTAATAGCAAATTCAACTGGGTACGTCATAAGTTTGGATTTGGATACTGGAGTCTTAGTCAGTATCTGAAGGGTAGAGTGAAGAAGGCTGTTGACTTTATGTTTCAGTTTGAGAAGAACCTTGCTGGCTATTGTAAAAAAAGAGGGTTCGATGGTGTGATCTGTGGTCATATTCATAGAGCAGAGATAAAGAACATCGATGGTACTGTCTATATGAATGATGGTGACTGGGTTGAATCATGTACAGCGTTAGTCGAGCACCACGATGGAAGATGGGAAATCATAACTTGGATAAAGGAGAACGATAATGAAAGTTCAGAAAATAATTAAGAAAATGCACCAAGCAATTTTTGAGCACAATGCTAAGAAAGAAAAGAAGTTGTGGCTCAAGGCATTGAAGAAGTCGTTAGAGCACAAGAACACATATGCTATTAAGTGATAAAATAACTATTGTTGTTCCTTGTAAGAATGAAGAAGACTACATTCCACATCTACTAATCCACCTACGTGATCAGATAATAGGTAATACGAGAATTATTATTGCAGATTGTTCAACAGACAGTACACGAGAAGTCATTCAAACAATGAAGGGTGATCTGAATGTTGAGGTTATTGAGGGAGGACCTGTCTCTGTTGCTAAGAACAATGGAGCTAAATTAGTAACAACGCCATACATCCTTTTCATAGATGCAGATGTTCGTTTCTTTGACAATATGACTATCCATGATTCAGTGCATGAGCTACAATCAAACAATCTTGATCTTGTTGGCTTATACATCAAATGCTATGATAATAACACAACAACACAGATAGGGTTTATGCTGTTTAACTTCATAAACAATATTATGAAGCGCAAGGTTCCATTTGCTGTTGGTGCATTTATGCTTACTCGGCGTGACAGGTTTGAGCAGTTTGGTGGATTTGCTGAGAAGTATGGAACGAGTGAAGACTTTTTTCTATCCAAAAAGTATAATCCGAAAAGGTTCAAGCTAGTCAAACATTACTTTGGACAGGATAGTAGACGATTTCAGAAGATGGGATACTTTGGTATGGCATGGTATCTGATCAAGAACTTCTGGAATAGAGACAATGAGAAGTACTGGAACAATACAGACTATTCAAAATATTGGAAGTAACATGAAGACGGTTGGTATCTTCCTCAATCATCCTGAGTGCTCGCATGATTGTGTTAATGGTATGACACAGGCACTTAGTGGTGAGTATCACATTACTACGTTTGGTCAGAACGATGTTGATACTGATACATTAAGTAAACTTGACCTTGTTGCCTTTCCTGGTGGAATAGGTGATGCTAGTTCATATGATAAATTCTTTAGAAGGAGGGCGCAAAATGCAATTGCAGACTACGTGGTACATGGTGGTCGATATCTTGGTATCTGTATGGGCGCATACTGGGCTGGTTCTCATTACCTTGACATCCTTGACGGTGTGGATGCTGTTCAATATATTAAAAGAACTCAAGCGGAAGTTCGACGATCCTATGGAACTGTTGTAGACGTTAGTTGGAACGATAAGCATGAGGATATGTATTTCTATGATGGATGTGCATTAATTGGTGATGAGAGTAAATTTAAAACAATTGCTCGTTATAAAAATGGCGATCCAATGGCAATCATTCAGAATAGAATTGGACTTATAGGATGTCATCCGGAGAGTCAAGAATTTTGGTATGAAACACCATGGCAGTACATTAATAAGTATTGGCACAGAGGTAACCACCACGGTCTATTGCTAGATTTTGTTAATGAGTTAATGGGCTGAAACAGTTGATTTAATTACTTGAAGTTCATATAATTAATGTATGATTCAATATTCTACCGGTCAGCAAGTCGAAGTGCAGTTCAACGTCAGGTCTAACTATTTGTTTAGAGAGTCTGATTATGAAACGCATACCATCAAAGGTACTATAACAAGAACTCCTTCTTGGGTTGAGTATCCTGCAATTGCTGTTCTTACCGGTCTACCTGATTTTCCTCTATCTATTATACCCCTTAAGTGCATAGTAGGAAATGTTGCTACTGAGCAGCCAGATTATGATGTACGTGCGTATACTGAAGGCGAGTATATAGTTACTATTATTAATAAGCAGATAAATTGTACTTGTACGGGGTTTCAGTTTCGTAAATTTTGTAAACATTCAAGCAAGCATAAACAATGAAAAATAATAATGATACATTAACCGTCAAATTAGAGATGGTACGTAACAACAAAGAATTCCTTGCAATAACTAGATTGATTGCATCGTACTTTATTGCAAATTCGTATATGACAATTAAAGAGTTTTTAGGTGGACTTTCAGATTACGATCTTAAAACGATGCTAACTATTCTTGATGAAAGCACTGGTGGAGATACTGATGGCCATCCAAGGCTTTGTGAAATGATTATTATTACAGAACTACTTGCTAAAGGCGAAGGTTTAGATCCTGGTAATTCAAAGGTAGTAACAGATAGGTTAAATTCATTTACAACCATGCTTGCTATGGAGTCACTTTATAGAAAAGGACTTATTAAAATATACCGCGAAAACTTCACACTAGGTGATGATATGGACGATAAAATTATGTGTGAGAGGATTAAATGAAAAAAATATTTGTAGACATGGATGGTGTATTGACTAATTTTGAGCGCCGTTACTTTGAACTGTTTCAAGCATCACCTAAAGATGTTGTAAAGCAAAAGGAGAAAGGCCTCTACACCAAAAACTGGAATGTATTCGTAGATGGAAACTATTTTGCAACCCTTGATAAATTTCCTGGATGTGATGAGCTTGTTTCTTTTCTAGAATCCATTCCTAAGGTTCAGTTATGTGTTCTTTCCTCTGCTGGTGGTTTTGATCGTCACATTGACGTCCAATCCCAAAAATTAAAATGGCTTGCCGATAACGGAATTAAGTGGCCTGCCATTATAGTTCCTGGTCGTCGCTATAAGTCTGGGTTTGCTACAGGTGACTCCTTTATGATTGATGACACCCCTGACGTCATTAAAGGGTTTTGTGAGAACACCGGGCATGGAATTGTACACGTTCAATACGAACATACTATTCAAGTTCTTACAAAGTGGTTGATCCCGGTATGAGCCCGTTTGCCGAGGAACTAGTTGAAAGCTCAGGGTTCGTAAAGGATCCTGGGCTTGGATTTAAGTGTTCAAAAGACAACATTGAACGATTGCTTTACTATGTGGTTAATCAGATGGCTTCTGCTGGATTTAAAGTATCAGGGAATAAAGTATTTTACAATGACCAAGTTGAATACGGCATGAGTCTATTCGGAGTGGAAAATGTTGACTGGGAATCGGAACCAAAAAAGAGTTGATTTAATTTTATAGATACCCTATAATAAATGTATTGTAGGAAATAAGAAATGAAACATAAAGCAAACTGCGTGCATAAAGACTTGCGATCTCCGAAGTATCGCATGCGTGTTGTGTCGGTCAAAACTGCATATAAACGCAAACCTAAAAACTCTAAGGATAATTATCATGATGACCGTAAGTCATACGCCTGATGGATTCATTTATAATCTTAAAGGTGAGATGTTAGGTATTGGAACGTATACTGGGACTGAGTTTATATTACTAGAAAGTGATAATACTACTTCGACCCATTATAATGGCATGATGGCAATGAGTTATCTCAGGAATAAATATACTCCTGAGTACTATACTATGCCGTTAAAGAAGAGTAATATAGTTATTCCTCGTGAGACGAATAAGTTGAGTAAATATAAAGCGCACCCTGCCCTTGAAGGAGTGCATCCCCTTGCTATGGAGTAAATTATGAAAATTGCGTTAATGTCCGATGTTCACCTTGAGTTCGGTGACCTTCCAATAGAACCAGTAGAGGCAGATGTTCTAATTCTTGCTGGAGATATCTTTGTAGTTAAAGATCTACAAATGGAGAATCACCGTAGGGATCGAATCATAAACTTTATGTCTAATGCTTGTAGCATGTTTAAACATGTAGTTTTGATTTGCGGTAATCACGAGCATTACCATGGAGACTTTGCAACATCATACACTGAAATACGGGATGTGTTTAGAGAGCATACTAACCTGCATATTCTTGATAATGATGTAGTAGATATCGATGGCTACATGTTCGTTGGTGGTACTCTTTGGACTGATATGAACAAAGAAGATCCAAGTACTTTATACGGTATTAAAGGATATATGAATGACTACCGTATCATTGAGAATAGCAACGAAGTAGTTAACTTTAAGACGCCAGTTTACGGTACAAAAGAAGGCGGCGGTACTGATTACGATAATATTGTAAGTCAGGAATCTCACACTCGCCCGGCAAAGTTTTCACCTGAAGCCTCAGTAGTTGCTCATAAGAAAATGCTTGAGGTAATTAAGGGGGTAACCGATAATGGATCTACAAGCAAGGTTATTGTAGTTGGGCATCACTCACCGAGTAAGCTTTCTACAAAGCCTCAGTATGAAGATGATACTATGGTGAACGGTGCTTATAGTTCTGATCTATCAGAGTTTATTTTAGATCGCCCACAGATTAAACTATGGGTACATGGTCATACTCATCATGAGTTTGACTACTTGATTGGTAGTACTCGTATTGTTTGTAACCCTCGCGGGTATGTTGACTACGAGCGTGGTAATCATAAGAATGAGCCATATTTTGCAAAATTAATTGAGGTATAATATGATTAATAAAACTTACACGGTAGCGGTTGAAGTAGATGATGAAACAGGTGATTACATTCTTCCGCTACCACCTGAAGTCTTAGAACTTCAAGGATGGAAGGCGGGTGATGTTCTTAAATGGGATGATAATATGGACGGTTCATTTACGCTGACAAAACCAGCTGATACAGAGCTTGTAATAGTTGAAGCAATTCAATCATATCGTATGAGGTATCTGGTTGAAGTTCCAAAAGGTAAATCTGAATGGGCCGCTGATACCGTTACTATGATGGAAGCAAAGGAATTCTCTCAACTTAGCCTGGGTGAACAAATTACCTCACATAGGGTAATTACAGAAGACGAGGCTATTGAGCTTTGCGATGCTGATAATGACTATCTTAAATCTTGGACGCGTGAACAAAAACTCGCCGCTTTTGTAACAACTTGGGAAGAACAGAATGACCCTAAGACAACAGTGGACTCTTACTCGGGAACGTAAGTGGGATATTAGGTTCATGTTGATGGCTCAAGGGATTAGTAAATGGTCTCAAGACCCATCAACACAGGTAGGTTCGGTAATTGCGTCTGGCGATCACCGAATCTTATCCCTTGGATATAATGGGTTTCCGCGAGGGGTAGAAGATCATATCGAACGATATCAAAATAAAGTTCTTAAACATAAACTGGTATGTCATGCCGAGCGTAATGCGTTGGATAATGCCATGTTTGACGTAACAGGAGCCACTCTCTTTTCAACCTTATTTACATGCAACGAATGTGCAAAATCAATCATTCAACGCGGTATCAGAAGGGTAGTAGCCCCAACACCAGATCTTAAAATAGACAATCCTTTTAATTGGAATGAAGCCCTTTTAATGTACAAAGAGTCAGATGTAAAGGTAACTTTACTTGATAACCTACCTTCTGAGACAGATATATAATACTATCTCAGGGATGGGAACTAGGCTGGTACCCTAGTCAACACTACCGCTGATGCCTTCGGGGTCAGTTTTTTACTAACTCGCTTAATAGGAGAAAAATATGACTGATTTTAATATCGGAAAAATCGCTTTTGGTCCAGCATTCAAGGACTTCGACAAATTCTTTGTCGGGTACGACGACCAATTCAACAGGATGGCTAAGATGCATGACGATCTTACAAAGTCCATTCCAAACTACCCACCATACAATATCAAGAAGACAGGCGACACTACTTACGTAATCGAACTGGCAGTTGCTGGCTTTGCTAGACAGGATATTGAGATCGAGCTTGCTGATGGTAAGATGCTGATCAAGGGTAATGTGAAATCTGATGATGCTGATAACGTTGAGAATTTTCTCTTTAAAGGAATTGCCAACCGCTCATTTACTCGCGCCTTTGCCTTAGATGATCAAATCGAAGTTAAAGATGCCGAGATGCTTAATGGTATGCTACAGGTATTCTTGGAGCGTATTATTCCAGAGCACAAAAAGCCAAAAAAGGTTGAGGTTAAAGAAAAGGCTCCTACCAAATCCAAAGGTAAAGAGCTTCTTATGGAAGACCCACAAGGTCGCGACCTATAATCCAAGCCGGCTTAGCCGGCTTTTTAATTTACAAAATTAAGGAAATCTATGCACGAAACAAAAACCGGGCTACAAGCCCTAATGGACCTCAAGTTTGATGTACCGCAATTTAAACCTTTTTGGGATTGGGTAAAACAAACGTTCTCCGGCGACTACAGAAGTGAGATCGATCGATACCTCGCCGACTCCGTCGACCATGCCGATGTTGAACGTAGAATCATGCATCTTACAAGACGCGGCCTAATCTAAGTAGTATGTTGCATTAGTATAGAATCTACCCTATACTACATAATTATGAACGCCTGGTATATTGCAGGCAACTTGAGGAAAATATGGCTTTCTATACTAATGTACATTTGCATAAAAATGAGTTCCTCATTAGAGGATATGAGAACGGAAACAAGGTTCAGTACACCGTACAATGTGAACCCTGGCTTTTTACAAACGATAGATCTGGTGGGGAAGAGTTTAAGACCCTAGACGGTAAAACGGTTTTCAAAAAGCGTTTTGATAGCATCTACGATGCACGTAACTATCTAAAGGAAACCGAAGGGGTTTCTGGTAAGCATGTATTCGGGATGACAAATTGGATCTATCCTTTTATTAACGATCACTTTCCTGGTGTCATTGATTATGATTCAAAGTTAATAGCTGTAACCACAATCGATATTGAGACCGACTCAACTGGCGGGTTTCCAGATATCAATACAGCCGATAAGCAGATAACTGCTATCACCGTACGTAAAGAGGATAAACTAGTTACTCTTGCCTATTATGACTATACCCCGGAATCAGATAACGTTACCTACATCAAGTGCACTGATGAGGCTACACTACTGAGTAAATTTATTCAGGTATGGAGATCAGCTCAGTTTAACCCAGATATAGTTACGGGCTGGAACTGTGAGTTCTTTGACATGCCATATCTTATCAATCGTATTACTCGTATTCTCGGCCCAGAGGCAGCCAAGCGTCTCTCTCCATGGGGAATACTATCATCACGTGAAGCCGATATTAACGGCCGAATATTTACCATACCAATTATCGTTGGTATTACTATCCTTGACTATCTACAGTTGTATCGTAAGTTTTCATTCACAATGCAAGAGAGTTACAAGCTAGATCATATTGCTAACGTAGTGCTTGGTGAGCGTAAACTTGATTATACCGAACTCGGATTTGCGAACCTAGATGAGTTCTATAAAGGTGACTTTAGAAACTATATTAACTATAATATACGTGACGTAGACTTAGTTTACCGTATGGATGATAAGTTAAGATTTATTGATCAGGTATTTGCGCTGGCATATGACGGTAAGGTTAACTACCTTGATACGTATACATCAGTTCGTATGTGGGATGTTATTATCCATAACTACCTTATCGACCATAACATAGTAGTACCAATGTTTGATCCTAGTGAACGTGAAGCACATGAAGGTATTGAGGGGGCGTATGTTAAAGACCCTCAGACCGGGCTTCATAAGTGGGTTGTCTCGTTCGACTTAAACAGTCTATACCCCCACCTTATTATGCAGTACAATATTAGTCCGGAAACATACAAAGGTATGTTTGCCCATCTTAATGTATCTGATGGTGTTGATAAGATACTTAATGGTGCACTAAATGATATCGGTATTCGTAGGGAAATGGAAACTCAGAACTATACCGTAGCGGCAACAGGATGTTATTTTGATCGAGACCGTCAAGGCTTCCTTCCAAAGCTGATGGAGAAGATGTATAACGATCGCGTATTGTTTAAGAAGGAAATGATTACTGCAAAGAAGAAATATGAAGCTAATCCTTCCTATGAATTTGAGAAGGAAATCTCCAGATGCCATAATATGCAGCTAGCAAAGAAGATTCAACTTAACTCCGCATATGGTGCTTTAGGTAATCGCTTCTTCCGCTGGTTTGACCCTAAGTATGCCGAATCAATTACTAAGTCCGGTCAACTGTCTATTCGATGGATGGAGAACCATATTAATATCTACCTGAATAAGCTGCTTAAGACGACAGGGGTAGACTATGTTATCGCGGTAGACACTGACTCGATGTACATTACCCTAGATAGACTTGTACAACAGGTTATCCCAGGGGCTACTGATGATAAGATAGTTAAATTCCTTGATGAAGTATGTGAGAAGAAGATAGAGCCATTCATTGATAAATGTTACGCTGAACTTGCAGTATACGTTAACGCATTCGACCAGAAGATGCAGATGAAGCGTGAAGCGATTGCCAATAAAGGTATATTTACTGCAAAGAAACGCTACATCCTTAACGTGTATAATAACGAGGGTGTTCAGTACGCCGAACCTAAACTTAAGATGATGGGTATTGAGGCTGTAAGATCATCAACACCGGCTGCTATTAGGAATAACTTTAAAGCTGCTATCAACATTATTATGAATGCATCAGAGACTGAGTTGCAGCAATATGTTGCAAAGCAGCGTGACGAGTTTAAGAAGCTTCCATTCGAAGATGTTGCCTTTCCAAGGGGATGTAAGGAGCTGGAAAAGTGGGCTGATTATAGTGGTGGTAAGATCTTTAGGTTAGGTACTCCTATCCACGTTAAAGGTGCTATTCTGTATAACCATTTTATTAGAGAGAAGAATCTTACTGAAAAATATGAGCTGGTGCATAGAGGTTCTAAGATTAAATTCTGCTATCTCAAAACGCCTAACTATCTCGGTGAACATGTAATTTCAACTCCAGGCAAATTACCTAGAGAACTTGATCTTGATCATCTGGTTGATTATGACAAGCAATTTGATAAGGCCTTCCTTGAACCACTTGGCACTATATTAGGAGTCATTGGTTGGGAAGCAGAAAAACGTAGTACATTAGTAAGGTTCTTCTCATGAATATAAAAGACGATGATTTTGACTTTGGATTTACAACAATAAGTGAAACAGACCTTACATCAGGTCAGGATCACTTAACCAAGCAGCTACAATCACTATACAACGCAATCATTCCTTTACTTAAAAATCTCCAGAGTAATCCAGACAAAGATTACATTAACTGGCCAAATAGAGTCAAAAAGATTCAAGAGTTTAAGACTAAGATTGACGAAATTGTAGGGGATTCAATTACTAAGAAGAAGATTTAAGTTGCTATAAACGTGATTATGGATTATAATTGGATACATTTAAGGAGAGTATATGAGTTTTTTTCGTGATTTGATTTTGGAGATAAAAGATGAAGACACTGTTATTGCCGCTGACGGTACCGGTTCTGCTGAGTTTGGTGGTTTTATTGATACTGGCAGCTATATTCTCAACGGCGTTCTCTCTGGCAGCCTCTATGGCGGCATACCTGATAACAAAATTACTGCTTTTGCAGGAGAATCTGCTACTGGTAAAACTTACTTCGTACTTGGTGTCGTTAGAGCCTTCCTTGACAAAAACCCAACCGGAGCAGTCGTCTATTACGACACCGAAGCAGCGGTCACGAAGAGTATGATGGAATCGCGAGGCATTGATACCTCGCGTGTAATTATTGCTGAGCCTGATACGATTCAAAAGTTCAGAACTCATGTATTGAAAATGCTTGAAGCATATGATAAACACCCAGTCGATAAACGCCCCCCTATGATGATGGTGCTCGACAGCCTTGGTCTTCTATCCACAACTAAAGAGTTGGAAGATAGTACTGAAGGAAAAGAAACACGCGATATGACTAAGGCCCAGACTATTAAGGCTACATTCCGTGTCTTGACACTTAAGCTTGCAAAAGTTAAAGTGCCAATGCTTGTGACCAATCACGTATATGATTTGGTTGGTTCTTATATTCCTACTAAGGAGATGGGCGGTGGATCAGGTCTCAAATACGCAGCTAGCACGATTGTTTATCTCGGAAAAAAGAAAGAACGAGATGGAGATGAAATCGTCGGAAATATTATCAAAGTTACCATGCACAAGTCAAGACTTTCAAAGGAAAATAGTAAAGTCGAAGTGTTACTTACTTACACCAGCGGGCTTGACAAACACTATGGTCTCTTAGATCTAGCAGAAAAGTATAAGATCATTAACAAGGTATCGACTAGGTATGAGATGCCAGATGGTAAGAAGGTATTTGGTAAGGAAATTAACCGTAATCCTGAATTATACTTTACCGATGAAATTATGGCGAAATTAGAAGCAGCAGCAAAGACCGAATTTAGTTATGGAGTAACACCTCATGTCATATTACAAGACGATATCAGTTGAAGCGGAAGTTTGTCTAGAAGATTTTGATGATGAAGATATAGAAAAAGAATACGATGCACGTTTCGGTAATACAAAGCACGATACGGTATGGGAAGAACTTTACGAACTTCGTATTTTAAAGTCCCAGGAAGTATTTCTAGCGGCGATTGATAAGATGCTTATGGATAAAACTGGTCGAATTTTATGACCGTTACAATGGATCGTATTATCAACGAGCTTAAAAATAGTTCTGTTACTTCACATCCGTGGCCTCCTCCTAGAGGTAAGAGTAGGCGTCGTAGCAGAATAAGCAAACGATTTATTAAAAAATGGGCATGGGGCATAGATGAAGTCCACACATCGAAAGTAAAAATGAGCAATTCTGATATATTTTTAGGCGCGTCAGACGTAACTGATTACATTACCGGTCAAGTTATGTTTGCACGTTCAGCAAAACAAATGGAGACCTTTCATAGAGAGTTTACCATTCTAGCTACACGTGTAGAGTGGCAAATGGAGATGCTACGAAGCGGGCTACGTATTACTCAGATCCGTGAGAACTCCGGTATGCTATCTGATGATGAGAATCTTTCATACTTTACATATGAAATTAGTTCATCTTCTATTGTAGTTCGTGTTTACGGTAATCAAGTCTTTGTATCAAAATGGTACGATACCTTTACTAATACGTATGAAGAAGTAAAGAATGTTATCGAATGGATTTACAACTCAGATGGCTCTAGTATTGAGATACCTGTTCGCGCAGATAGAGTACCTGTAGAAGAAATGTATCCGTTCCTTAATGGCGAGTCTCTTGGAGATTACTACGATAGGTTCCTTCATTCATCGGCGTCTATCTTACTGCTTATTGGACCTCCAGGTACTGGAAAGACAACCTTCATCCGTGGGCTACTACAGCATGCAGAACTATCGGCAATGGTAACATACGACACCGGAATCCTTGCGAAAGACTATATGTTTGCCAACTTTATCGAAGGTGATCGCAACGTTCTGATTATTGAAGATGCAGATAACTTCCTTGGTGCTCGTACTGAGGGAAATGACTTCATGCATAAGTTTCTAAACGTGGGTGATGGACTTGTAACCACTAAGAATAAGAAGATGATCTTTTCTACCAATCTTTCTTCTATTAAGGATATTGACTCTGCACTTGTTCGGCCAGGGCGTTGTTTTGATGTTGTTTCATTTAGGAACCTTGATCAAGATGAAGCTAACGCACTTGCAAAACGTCTTGATGTAAGCATAGAAGGTACTAAGCCAGAATGGAGCATTGCTGATATCTTTCACAAACAAATTGAAGCTTCAAAGAGCATGAAAAGTATAAAGCGTACACTAGGATTTATGTAGAAATTATGATCGAGCAAACAATATTCAGTAACCTTATTTTTAATGAGACCTATGCTCGTAAGTCTCTTCCCTTTATCAAAGAGGAATACTTTCAGACAAGGATTGATAAAACCCTTTACAGGATTATAACAGACTATGTTAACAAGTATAACAATATCCCTTCCAAGGAAGCTTTAGTAATCGAGGCAAGCAATACCTCCGGGCTTAGTGACGAAGAAGTAAAGGTGCTGACTCAGAACATTAGATCGGCTTCTAATGATAATACTGATCTAGAATGGTTGGTAGATCAGACTGAAAAATTCTGCCAAGATAAGGCTGTGTATAATGCAGTTATGGAATCTATTAATATTCTTGATGGTAAAGGTGCTGTTAGTAAGGGAAGTATACCGGAGATTCTTTCGTCTGCCCTCTCTGTGTCCTTTGATACCCATATTGGACATGACTTCTTAGAAGACTCTGATGCACGATATGAATTCTATCATCGTAAAGAATCTCGAATTGCATTCGACTTAGATTACTTCAATCTTATCACTAAAGGTGGGTTGCCTAAGAAGACATTGAATATTGCATTAGCAGGAACAGGTGTTGGTAAGTCTCTATTCATGTGCCACTGCGCAGCCGCTAACTTGGCACAAGGCCTCAATGTGTTGTACGTTACCATGGAGATGGCTGAGGAGAAGATAGCTGAACGCATCGATGCTAACATGCTGAATGAGACAATCGATATGCTGTCGACACTTCCCAAAGACGTGTATGATAAAAAGATCGAACGTGTGAAGGGTAAGACAGTTGGTAAACTTATTATTAAGGAATACCCTACTGCGTCAGCTAACTCAAATCACATCAGGCACTTACTTAACGAGCTAAAATTAAAGCGTAATTTTAGGCCTGATATAATTTACATTGATTATCTGAATATCTGTATGTCATCTAGGCTTAAGTTTGGTGCAAACGTTAATTCATATACTTACGTTAAGTCAATTGCTGAAGAACTTCGTGGGCTTGCAGTAGAGTTTGTAGTACCAATTGTTTCAGCAACTCAAACTACCCGTTCTGGGTATTCTAACACTGATGTTGGATTAGAAGATACAAGTGAATCGTTTGGATTACCAGCAACTGCTGACTTTATGTTTGCCTTAATTACATCTGATGAATTAGAAAGTCTCGGTCAAATTATGGTTAAACAACTTAAAAATAGATATAGTGATTTAGCATTTCACCGTAAGTTCGTTATCGGTGTAGACAAGTCTAAAATGAAACTATATAATGTAGAGCAGTCTGCCCAAGAAGACATTATCGATGATAAGCCGCTATTTGACAATACAGCTACCGGGGCAAGACTGAAATCTGAAAAGTTCAATAAAAATACATTCTCAGGGTTTCAATAATGCATTTATTTCTTAAAATTATATCCTGGTCAATCTCATTAGTTATTTCTTTCTTTAGTGTTTCAGCAATGGTAATATATGATTACATTTGCATTTTATTCAATATGCCTGTCGAGATTTGGAATATGATTGGCGAAGACGACGACGCCGCTAAAAAAGAAGTTTAATAATGACCGTATTAGCCGGAATTTATAAATATCCATATAAAAAAGGGTATTTAATGAATGTTACAGTATCCGGGAATAGATCTAAAAAACAAGCAAGAACATTAGCAAGAGCCGCCGAGTATTACGCATCTCTTCTAATGTCTAAACGCACTATTGAAACAGTGCAGCTAGAGATTTGCTTGAAGAAAAAATTAGACGAAGAGGTTGAAGGGTATTGCCATTTTGTTGAAAGTAGTATTGGATATAAGAAATTCTATATTGAGTTACTTAAAGGATATCCTATTGATGATCTCCTAATAAACCTCGCCCATGAAGTTGTACATTTAAAACAGTTTACAATAGGGGAGCTTAACCGCACCGTACATCTAAGCAATACTTACAAGTGGCAAGGTAAGTATTACAACGAAGATAAAATAAACTATTATGATTTGCCCTGGGAGATTGAAGCTAATGGCCGTGAAAGAGGGTTATACTATAGATTTGTAGAACACTATAACGGTTAATATACATTAAAATAGGGGATTTTAAAATATAAATAATACATATATTTTATTTGGAGTATTTTATGAAAAAGTTAGATAAAAAAGCAGTCTTCTTTGTTGTTACATTGGTTAGTATTATTCTAGCGTTCGCATGGTCAGAAGCTATTATAGCAGTTATTGGTGTAGTATTGGTTGGGTTGGCATTGCTTGTTCTTAAAGATGAAAAAAAGCCTGAAGAAGAATTTATTGATTGGCCGTTTCCTACAAGTAAACCTACTACTCCACCAGCTACGATCGAGCTTGCATCATTAATAGAAACTCCAGTATCAGCACCTGAGCCAGTTATTGAAGCACCTATTGTAGTACAAACTCCTAAAAAGAGAGGCCGTAAGCCTAAAAAGCCGGCTTAAGTAGTTGCTTTTTTTTTCCTTTTCATCTATAATAAGTGAAAGGAGTTACTATGAACCAACGTATTGCCCGAATGAAGCCTGCATCGATGCTTAATCACGATGACCCTTCTATCCGCATTTCTACCCTCATCAACTTTATGGAATCAGCGCAGAAAGCTCTAGAAGCTAAAGGCGAGGAAGATGGGGCGTTTCGATTTGAATGTCTTGTGCAATACTTACGGGATGATCATAAGCCCGGAACGCCTTTGCAGTTTAGTAAGACGATAATTGGAATGTAGCGGAATTAATCTCCATAAATAGTACAAAATGGAGATCAATAATGAGCGCAGATTCAGACAAATATGAACATGACGTAGCCAAAAGCATTAATGGCGCTATTAAAGGCTTAGTTGCGGAAAGACCACGCGTAAGCACATCTTTCCCTGATGTAAGGGTTGAGTATGGTAATTTTACAGGCTCCAAAGCGATATGGGTCGAAGTAAAAATGAACCATACAGATAACCTTATGAATCCAAGGTTTACATATATTAACGGGGCTTGGGAGGCTGGTGAGTCATATAAATCGCCTGCTACCGATAAGCTTGACGTTATTTTTAATAAGAGTAAAGAAGCTCAAGAGTGGATTGCCGGGCTCAAGGTTTTTCTAGCTTCAAGTAATTTCAAAGGTGATATTAGAAATCTAACTTTGTACTCAACAACAACAGAAAGAAAGTCCGATAAAAATACTGTTTCCTTAGAGCTAATGAAACAATACCTTAAGACTCTCCCTAATAAGAATATTACTAAGATATCAAATATTAATGTAGGTGAATTAGCAACACTCCACTACCTTAAGGGTAAGGCGGCTGTTGCTTATTATGTTAGCGCTGGTGATGATTTCTATCAATTCGGCACTGCAAACCCTCTTAAGATACCTAACGTTCCGGTGTTCGCTGGTACTAACGATGTTGTATTTAGAGTAGGTGATCGTTCCTCTAATTTTGAAATTCAAGCAGAAGTTAAATTAAAAAGTATAGCTAATAGTCCTTACAGCGTTAAGCCAGGTACTAATAAACCAAATCCATTCAGAGCAATAAAATGAACTTCCTTTCCTTTCTATCCGAAGATGCATCAGAAGAAAAACTTAAACATCTCGAGCACGCTGAAGACCATGTAATTAATTCTGGAGATAAGGGATATGCACATGCATTTCATAACCTTCAGGATGTACATGCCCAGTTAAGTGGTAAGCATAATACCACAAAGATCACAACTAAGTATGATGGATCACCATCTGTAGTATTCGGGCATCATCCAGAAACTGGTAAGTTCTTTGTTGCAACTAAATCGGCTTTTAATAAAGATCCAAAGCTTAACTACAGTAATAAAGATATAGAGGCCAATCATGGCCATGCTCCTGGTTTGGTAAAGAAGCTTAAACATGCATTGAAACACCTACCTAAGGTATCGCCTGGGAAAGGTGTTTATCAAGGTGATATCATGCATTCAGGTGTTAAGTCAAAAGATAATGCAGAGGGAGATGTAGAGGGTCATAGCGGCAAGTTTCACTTTAAACCTAATACTATCAGTTATTCTACCAAGCATAGTTCAGAAGAAGGCAAAAAAATTGCTCATTCAAAGTTTGGTATTGCCATTCATACTGCATACAAAGGTAATCATTTCGATACAATGAAAGCAGAATATGCACCTGACCTTTCACACTTTAAAAAGCACCCAGACGTGCATAACATCGATACCCAAGATGACGTGCATCATGCAAAAATGTCTGACGAACAGCACGCCGCGTTTACTAATCATGTTCATGCTGCGACAAAAACGTTTAATGGGACACCACCTGAGGCACATAAAGCAATTGAGGGTCATCAGGAACATTTAAAGACATATATTAATAGTACAGTACGGGATGGTTCAACACCTTCTACTAAAGGTTATGCCGATCACTTGAAGCAAAAGCATTTAAAAGAAATTGGTAAAGTTAAGACTGATAAAGCTATTAATCAGAAAAAAGAAAACATGACTAAAGATCTCGGACACGTTGATCAGAATAAGGACCATTTTACTAATATCCTTAAAATGCACCATCACCTACAAAAAGCTAAAGATCAACTAGTTCACGCGCTCTCGGCAAAGCCTAAATTTGACCACCACATTGGTGGAGTTGAGACAAAGCCAGAAGGTTATGTAGTAGTACGTAATAACCGCCCAACCAAACTTGTTGATCGCGGTGAGTTCAGTAGAGCAAACTTCCTTAGGAATACAAAATAATATCCTATTTAGAGAATTAATATAAATTAATACTTCTTAAAAACGTGATTATTTAGTAATCATAAATATTCTATCAAACTTGTAGGATAACCGTATGCCACTAGACGATCATGTTTCAACTTCTCCAATGGTCAGCCAATCGGCTGCTGCTGCATTGCCTCAAAAGGGCAAAGTTTCTTCTTCTAAGAAAGCAGGTGGGACAAAAGATGAAATTTTAATTAATCCTGATATCAAAGAGATTATGCAGGAAGCAGCCGAAAAGCATCATGTACTCGCTTTCGGACGTATGAATCCTATTACATCTGGACATGAAGCTGTCGTTAAAAAGATAGATGACGTAGCCAAGGAGCATAAAGCCGGGCACACCCTGGTGGTTTCTCATTCTCAAGACGCAAAGAAAAATCCATTAACATCTGCTCAAAAAGTTGAGCATGCCAAGCATGCCTTTTCCGGTACCAATGTTGTTGCAGCAAGCAAAGCTGCTCCTACCATTCTTCACCATGCGGTCGCCCTTCATAAACAAGGGATCAAGCACCTTCATATAGTGGCCGGATCTGATAGAGCGGATGAAATGCACACTTTACTTCATAAGTATAATGGTCAAAATTCCGGGCATGGGCATTACAATTTTAAGTCTATTACTGTTCATTCTTCTGGTGCAAGGGACCCTGACGCCGAAGGCACTTCTGGAATGTCAGCTAGTAAGATGCGTGAACACGCCGCCTCTGGTAATAAAAAAGCTTTTCATACAGGCGCGCCGTCTACAATGAGTACACCCCATAAAGACGCAATGTATAATGACGTACGTAAAGGTATGGGATTGCATGAGAGTAATCATATTCTTCAACGTCATGCAACAATCATTGTATCAAGAAGATTACATTCTAAACTAATTAAACGCCATTCTGGTCGTCAAGGTGTAAAATCTATTGCTGTTTTTACTGGTGGAGATAAGAACGTAATTGATACACAGATTAAAAACTCTAAAGATCCTCAGATTAATAAAATAAAAGATTTGGTTAAAAACAATCTAACTGGATTAAAAAAACCAACCAATAATATTAAATCACAAATTAACAATTCAGTTGAGTTAGATCAGAATAAATTTAATTCAATGTATGAGAGGTTCTTTGTAAGAGCAGTAATTCTAGATGAAGATGCAGCCGATCACCTAAGACAGGCATCTATTCTTCAAAGGACCGGTAAATTTCAAACAGCCAGCATGCACAGAAAGATAGCTGCTGCATTACAAAGAGGTGATGCGACCGCTGCAAAAGCTCTAACAGCTGATTTAAAAAATATTAATGAATAAGGTTAAAATATAAAATGGAAGAACTAATTGCGCGAATGAATAGAATCCTGGCCGATTCTTATCAAATTTACCTCAAAGCTCATTTCTACCACTGGAACATTACAGGTCCAGACTTTCCTCAATACCACGATTTCTTAAACGGTATTTACAGCGAGGTATATGGTAGCATAGACCCTATCGCCGAACATATTAGACAACTTGACGGTGTTCCGCAAAACGCCCCTTCTATGTTAAAGCAAAATTCAAGCATTACTGAAACTAATATTGTTAAACCAGCGCTAGATATGCTCGAAGATATTAATGTCGATATGCAAATAATTGTAAAGAATATTGCCGAAACGGCCAAGCTTGCCGATAAATTTAACGAATTAGGACTTTCCAACTTCTTACAAGACCGTTATGCTGCTTATAAGAAGCACATTTGGATGCTTAAATCAACTGGTAAGCCTTAAAAGCATAGATAGTATTACAAATAAATCAAGGAGTAACAATGTTATACGATAAAAACAGCCCTCAAGTATTAAGTGCGATTTCCGGTATCATCAAAGGCAATCGCTCTATATCATCATCTGAAGATAAAACTTACAATGAATCTCTTGCTTCACGCTATGCACAGTTTAAGCCTGCTGCCGCGCAAAGTCAAGTTCAAGTAATTCAAGAAGCACAACTTTCTCCAAAGCAAAAAAAGATTGCTAAAGTCGCCGGTCATCCTGGTAAAATTGATGCAGCTGACTTCAAAGCACTTCGTGGAGGTGCTAAAGTAGAAGAAGAAATTACAATGAAAGAACGCGTTCTTAAGACACTTGGCCAAATTCTTGACGAGGGTCGTGGACGTCCTCGTAAAAATCCATTACCAGCATCCAAGGCATCTTCTGATGATTCTGATGATTTCGGAGATGATAATGGTAAAGAAGCCGATCAACACATTCATGTTCAGCTAAAGAAAGCTTCGGATTCAGCTCACCACGAAGTAAAGGGCAAAGACGGATTTAAAACTAAGGGTGGAGCAGACATTAAGTTTGATAGCGGTGCTCACTTCGTTCATGCTGATCATGCCAAGACAGTATTATCCGCACTAGACAGGCTCAAGCCAGCCGATCGCGAGAAAATGCATGCACATATTCAACAATCACACGCTAACTTCTCTGCTGTGCACAAGTTAGTTAGCTAATAGAGACTACCTAAATATAAAATAATAATCCTAAGGAGGAAACTAACATGTCACAGTGGGGATCAAGCGACGCGGCTTCTAATTGCGTCATCTGGGCACCGACTTCTATTGAAGTTGCACCAACAAGAGCCAATGCTAATTTAATGTACGGTAATACAACACCAAGAACTGATTTTGGTAACAACAAAATCGGTATGTACGCAGTTGATGCAGCTGAAATTGCTGTAGCTTCTGGTAATGTAGCTTTTCTAACAATTAGTACTGCTGGTTCTGGTTATACCGGCAACGCAACTGTTACTATTACGGCCGTTAATGGTGGTACAAGCGCAACTGCTAATGCATTTGCTAATCTTTCAACTGGTAAAATTACTGCACTTAATATTACTGCTGCTGGTTCTGGTTATATTACCAACCCAACTGTAACTGTTAGTGCACCGGCGGCCATTACATTTAACGCTAGTTCTGCTGTCTCTAATACCAACGATACTATTGCTTTAAGTACAGCCAATAGTAAGTTTTTAGTTGACGATAGACTAACATACATTGCAAATACTGGTAATACTGTTATTACAGGACTTGCAAACAATACCCAGTATTTTGTAGTACAAGCAAACACAACTACTATTCAATTAAGTTTAACTAAGGCCGGTACTGCTATTAATCTAACATCTGGTGCTAGCGAGACTGGTCATAACCTAATTGGTGAAACAGCTACTGGATTTGCTGGTGTTGGCGGTGGTAAGAACAGAGGTATTCCACATACCGGATGGGTTCTAAGAACCGATGGTACTGGTGGTCGTGCTGGCCGTATTCAATATGAAGTCTTGGTTGCTGGCGGTATTACTACTGACGGTAGCGATGATAGTGTTCTACCTGACGCATAATATTAAATGTCTGATCGTGCTAAAAAGATAACTGAGTTGGTGACACACACCAACGCCCCGGCTAACAATCTACTAATGATAGTGCATCAGCCGGGGTTAGCTAATGTTGAAAATCGTAGTATTTCATTGAGTAATTTATTTGCCAATGTATCTACTAACGCAGTCTTTACTGGTGCTAGACTTAATCTGCCTAATACAGCTGTTCCTGCTACTACAGGGTCTAACGGAATAGCCGGAGAGATAAGATATGATAGTTCTTTTATCTATATCTGCATATCAACAAATTCTTGGAAGAGGGTCAATCTAAGCAGCGGCTGGTAAATTCTATGCATAATGATCAAATTGATGAGACGAATTTTTTATTGTACGCAGCTAAACACTATGACAACCCATCATGTTTTGATACATTAGAATTCTATGAGGACTTAAATAGATTTAAGTATATAAAGAGGCTTCTTAGTCGCTACGAAGAAACAGGTGAATTGAAGGAGAGGCTTATACTTAACCATATTATTATTCTTTATAATTTATTTGGTGTGCCCGCAACGACGAGAATGCTTTTCTTTAAACTAAAAGGATTTTATAGTCAGTTAGTTCCGTTTTTATTATTGCTCAATTATTTACCAGAAAAAATTCACGGTATAGGGTTAGAAGGCAAGACAGTTCTAACATCTGAAATTTTACCCGATTCAAATATTGAATCAGCTTTAAATAATATTTAATGTCAAACTCATCAGTAGATTTATTTTTAACTTATCATTTTCTCAAAAGGCTGGCAACACCCTTTGAGAATTGGGATGCTTACAAGTTGAAAATCATTGACGCAGATGGTAACATACTTAAAAAATCAAAGACTCTTACAACCCCAGAAGAAATTAATGCATGGGGTTACTTTGATAGGTTGGTAGCTAATTTAAAAAAGCTGCTTGCAAAGGTCCCTGGTGGAAAATCAAAAATCGCTTCTTACGCTGCAGCATTGCTGTTAATTAAGGAGAATAAATCCCCAAGAGACATAGATGATGAAGAGTTAGCCGTATTAGTAGAAACCCTACTTAATGCGCAACTAAATGCTTTAAACGAGGATGGTATTGCCGTTGCTCCTGTCAATAATGTTGGTGGTGGTAAGGTCGCTGGTCTCGGAATAGGTGCTCAAGGAGAGCCTCCTAAGAAAGCTAAACTTAACGCTATGTTTAGAAGGAAATTAATTGATGTGGCTCCTAAGCTTTCTACCTGATTGGGTATTTTACGGAATTGTAATCGTTAGTGCTAGTGGTCTTCTACTAAGCAAGTTTATACCTCAAATTTATCGCCCCGTTGCGCAGTTGTCGCTCGGGGCTTTTCTTTTGTACGGCATATACATGGTAGGCGGTGCTGTCAATGAAGAATTATGGCAGTCTCGCGTATCTGAAATGGAAGCTAAAGTTGCTGCAGCAGAAGTGCAATCCTCAGAAGAAAATATTAAGATAGTAACTAAGATCAAGTACAAGAAAAAGATAGTATATGAAAAGGGTGATGAGGTAATTAAATATATTGATCGTGAAATTGTCAAATATGATGTAAAATTTGCACCAGGTGGCATGTGTGAGATACCAAAAGAATTTATTGACGCTTTAAATAAGGCTGCAGAATGAACTTAGTAAGATTATTCATCCTTTGTGTTTTTATTGTTCTGATGTTTTTACTTACAGGCTGTTCAACTGTGGTGCCTGTTAAGGTTAAATTTCCAGAACTTCCTGCTGACTTATCTGTGCAATGTGCACCTCTTAAAAAGATACCTGATGATGCAAAGCTAAGCGATATCACTAAAACTATAACAGACAATTATACAACATATCATGCATGTGCGGCAAATAATAATGGACTACTTGAGTGGTATACAACACAGAAAAAAATATTCGAGGGACTTAGATGATAACACTACAACAACTCAAACAATTATTACCAGGTAACGCTTATATCAGCCACTGGCATGAAGTACTAGAACAGCTGTTGCCTGATTATGATATCAACACCCCACAGCGCATTGCAGCATTCATTGCACAGTGTGCACATGAGTCTGGTAACTTTAAAGTGCTTAAAGAGAATCTTAACTATAGAGCAGTA